GTCACTAAAACCATGACCAAGAGTAACGCCTTGGCCCAGTATTAATTTTATATGGTCGGCGGATGAGATGCAAGCGACAGAAACGATCACCTGTGGGCATCAATAATGCTGAGTTAACCCGGCCACCCTTTACCAATCTCCATTATCGTCTGATCCGTAGTCATCGTCTGGAGTGGTATCAATTGATACTTCATCCCGCGCCCAAAATCGGTTAGTTGGAACTGGTTTATCGTTTCCGATAAAAACGAGTCCATTACGTCGCGCCATTTCTAAAGCATAAACTAAACTATCACTCAAGTCAGGAGAATAACCTGTTCTACCTTTAAGTTCATCTTTAGTCTCAATTGCGATCTTTTTTGATTTGATTGTGTAGCGGCGAAGGCAAAGCTCCCTCGCTAAATCAGAGGCTGGATCAACGCCAAAAATAACGCGACTTTTGAATGCGTGATAAAGGCTATAATAGTATTCAGAAACAAGTCTATCGTAAACATCCTTACACGGGCGTTTATCAACCTCTGCCGCGATTCGGTCAGTAGGTTTACCCATAGATGAGATAAGAGCGATTGCCGCGCCTCCAGCATCAAAGCGTAGCCACTCACGAATAATAGCCTGCCCGACTCGCCCACCATCACCGGACACGTCCATACCAAACTTAGATGGCTGAACGCCAGCAGCCCTACAGAATCCAACAACTTCAGTAGCCAGTTGTATTTCAAACTCAGCGGCAGCGTTAGCGGATAACTGGATTACCTTCTGATCTTCCAACCACATTACACGATTACGAGTTCCGCGCACATACCCCAACTTAGCAATAGTCAGAACGCACCTATCCCCACCAACTGTAAACGCGGTATCAAATCCAGCGACCTTGGTAAATCCTTCTGAATCCCATAGTGGTTCCTCGTTGGTATCAGCGTTGCGAATCAAATCAGCGGTAAGAATAGTCTGAGCAAATCCAGATTTCGGCCACCAACCAATAGCGTTACGCACATAGTCGATAGCATTCTCGTCTCCATAGCACAACTTGAGCATTTCCTGCTGCTTTTCCCGATCCATAAGGAATGGAAATGGAGATGGTTCATTGGCAGGCGCGGCGAAGTTAGGGCTACGCATACCATTGTAAAACAAACAAACGCCAGTTTCAGTTTCCCACTTATCCATGTCTGGAGAAACAGAATCAAAGTTAGAACAACCTTTAGGCATAGCCCAACGGGTGTGTGGATTGTCACCAGCGGATGGGTTGCCGATACCTATGAATGTCTTGTCATTGTTTGATGCTAAATTTGTTCTTGCAGTAATCGCGCCCAGTTCCATTTCGGGCAACTCATCAAGTGCAAGTCGAACTCGTTCATTCTTACGACCACGGGTGGTATCAATAGCCTTCTGACCTTCATTACCAGATTGGAAAGCGAGAGCTTTTATCGCATTACGATAATCTTTATCCTCATCGTTAGACGCGCCACCCCAAACAATCATATGGCGATAGTCAACAAGTTTACCTATTTGAACGCGAGCGCACTTCCATAGTTTAGATATGATACCCCAGATACGATCTTCGGACGCGCCCAATGTAGTAGTAGCAACCCAAGACGAAGTGCAATGCGGGGCAGCGCACCAATCAAGGTAAATCCAAAGACCAACAGGAAACGACTTACCCATCGAAGCGGCTCCGGCTAAGCAAATGTCAGTATTGTTGCAGAGTTCTTCAAGAGTCCTCAACAATTGGGTATTGGTATAACCACGATTAACAATAGAAACTTCAGTCGGCCATTGAAGTTTGACGGCATTGATGAAGTGTTCGTGTGGTGAGAGTAACTTAAAATCAGAAAGATTTATGTTATGTCTAATGCAATAAGTTCTACCATATTTGCCGCGAGTTATTGCATAGCAAAATAATTCAATACCAAGATCGTCCATGTTTTCTGAAAACTGCATTCCATAACGACGAATACCTTTGTTTGAAGAAAAAACTCTTGACATATCAATAAGAAAATATATTTTCCGACGAAAGGCAAGATGAAACTGAAAAACAAAAACCTCGCACCAGTCGGTGGCTTTTACTGGAAGTATGAGATCAAGCGCGATAAACTCACATTTCCTGCGATTGTTTACGGAAGCACATGGAGCGGGTTGATGCAGAACATCCAGAAAGACTATCGCTCAAACGGAGTTGAGCTTCCTGCTAACATTGAGCAGATGGTCGAAGATCAAATCTGCCAACGCCAACCAAGTGATCGTTGTTGGTATAGCGATGGACTCGGAGATAAGATTGCACAGGTTATTCACACAGTAGCCAAGACTACTGACAAAGTTTTGGGAACTAAACTTGAGCATAAAGCTCGCGGATGTTCTTCTTGCAATAAGCGCAGGAACATTTTGAATAAATTATCGTAAACGATAAAATGGAAACTGTTCAAAAATACAAGATGGGCGATGTCCGCGAGGACGGGATGGTATTTATTGAATACAAGTGGAAGCGCAAGAATCCAGAGTATTGGTCAACTCCAGAGCAATATGCAAAAAGACTTGAGAAGGCTAAAATCAAAAGACTTGCTTGGGTGAAGGCAAATAAAGAAAAAGATAAAGAACTTCAAAAATCTTATAGAAGTAAAAATAAAGATAAAATAAATAAATATTATAGAGATCGAAGAAAAACTGATTCGATTTACAAGAGCAAACAAGATGTTAGAAACTTTATTGGGGCTTCATTTAAAAGAAGGAAGTTTTCCAAAAAAAATAAAACAGAAAACATTTTAGGTTGCACATACTCTGAATTCTTTACTCACATTGAATCTCAATTCAAAGATGGGATGTCTTGGGACAATCGTTCAAAATGGGAAATTGATCACATTATTCCATTAGCAACAGCTAACACGGAAGAAGAAATTTTACGCTTGAATCATTATACCAATCTGCGACCATTGTGGATGATAGAAAACAGAACAAAAGGAAGCAAAATATTATGTTAAGTATCGGGAATGATAATTTCAGTTTAGCCACACTTGATCAAGATGGTAATCCTCCAGCCACAAGAATAAGCAATGCAAACCATTGCTGGAATATAGCAAACCATTTAAGGTTAGCTAATATTGGTAGGGAAAATAAGAGGTTGAGAATTTACAAAGCCTATAAAAACTTCCCACCTACAGGATACAGCAAGCTCGCGGAGAAACGCCTTCCTTGGCAATCTGATGTAAACTACGGACAGCTTGGGTTCATCGTAGATAACCAGAAGTCCAGCTACTACGATGTAATTACGGAGCGTCAGGCTTGTTGCACAATCAAGACCAAATATGGAAACGAAAAAGAACGACTCGTTAACTCCGAAAACATTTCCATCGCATTCGATCAAGCAATCCGCGAATGGCCCGGATACCTCTACAATACAGAGCAAGACCTTGAGGAAATGTTGTTGTATGGAAAAGGAATCGGAATGTGGGACTCGCCTATGGGATGGATGCCGGAACACGTATTCCTATCCGACCTTCTCTTTCCAGACGACATTAGGATCGACTTCTGCAACCTTGAGGAATTTGTTCGCCGTGTCCGTTTGACACCATACGAACTCTACAAGAAGATTGAGAATCGTGCGGCGGCAGAAGCAATGGGCTGGAATGTGGATGCAGCAATTGACGCTATCCGATTCCACCGTGCATTCAGCAACCACCGCAAGACCCGCGAAGACTTCTTTCGCACGATCAGCGAGGCAGGATTCAACTGGTCATTGTCCGTAAACCAAAAGATCGACCTATACGAAGTATACTGGAGGGAGTTTGACGGCAAGATCAGTAAGGCAATCATACTCCAAGACTACCAACCAATCTCCGACTACATTAACTCCAATATCAAAGGAGCAGGCAAGATCAGCGAAGATGACATCAGAACTCAACATGGGTTTATGATGCTTAAGGTAGGACTCTTTAACTCATGGGATGAGATCATGTATATGCTCACCGATTCGGTGGGAAGCGGACTCTTTCAAGACATCAAGAGCCAAGCGGAATCGGCGTTCGTCGCCTGCCGCCAGTATGACTTCACAATGAACTCGCTGGTTGATGCCGTGCGCCTCAACTCTATGCTGATGATCGAAGGTCAAGGCCCAGACGCAACCAAGATGTTGAAGCAGATGGAATGGTTGCCAATCAGCGTGATGCCAGATGGAGCGAAGTTCATTCAGAACCGCTTCCAACTCCCAGTAGCAGAGAGCATGAGCTTCATGCAGTTTTTCATGGGAGATATGTATAGGGGCATGGGTCAGTATCGCATCAACGCACCTACCGCTGGAGGCAAACAACGCACGAAAGGTGAAGCAGAATTGGATGCCGCTGAGTCTGCTAAACTATCTGGGACTCAGATTCGTCGATTCAACGAGTGTCAAACTCTCTACTTCAAGCAACTCTACAAACGCTTCGTAAACGCAAAGTCCAGCGATGATGGATACGAGTATGTTAAGAAGTTCTATGAGGTTCTGGAAGAACTCGGAACTCCTAAGGAAGCTGCTGCTTGGAAGAATGTCACCAGCATCCGTTCCAACCTCATCAATGGCGCAGGTAGCCCATCGTTCAAGCTCATCACAGCAGAGAAGTTGCTGAACATCACGGCAATCACTCCAGCCAACGAAGGACAAGAGAACGCAGTTAAGGACGCAATTGCGGCACTCTCTGGACGAGACAACGTAGCTCGTTACCGGAATACTAAAGTCAGCAAGATTGACGATACTGCCCGTATCATTGGATTTGAGAATGCTGGTATGACTGATGCGTTCGTCAACCCTGCAAACTTCCCTGTGCTGCCAACCGATCCGCACATCGAACACGCGCAAGGTCACTTCCAAGATTTGGTCATGCAGTTGCAGATGAATATGCAGTCCGTGCAGCAAGGCCAACCAGAGTTTGCTGAAATCTCGAAAGCGGTTCGTGCAATCAAATTCAAGGGTGGTCACATCATGGCGCACGTTGAGTATATCAGCAAAGACCAATCCAAGCAGGACTTCTTGAAACAATTCATGCAGGGAATGAACGAGGCTCAGAAGATGGCCGACGAACTTCAGCAAGTTTACGTCCAGATGGCAGAAGCCGAAGCTCAGAAATCTGGTCAGCCAAACTCCGAGGAAGACATCAAACTTCAATACCTCGCCGCTAAGTCTGGCATCGAAATCGACACCAAGAAGAAACTCGCCGACATCTCAATTGGAAAGGCTTCTATCAGTCACGCTCAACGCACAGAGCAGCGCAAAGAACAAGGCATCACTCAACTCGCGCTTCAGAAAGCAAAGGCTCGCGCCGAGATTCAGAAGGAGAAAGCAAAGCAAGCAGCAATGCAAAGCAAGCAAGCTCCAGAGATGGAACAGCCAGAAATGGAAGAAGAGGAGCCAGAGGAAATGGAGGAAGAAGAAACCGAAGAGGTTGAGACTCCAGAAGGAACTGAAGAAGTTGAGATGGAGAATAATATCACACCAATGACACCACAATGACAACCGAAAAAATAAAATCCCTATGCGCGGCAATAACCTCACACGAAGACTGGAACAAACTACAGGCGTATTTACTACTTAATGTAAACCCACCAGAAGGAGTAACCACACTTATCCATGCAATCAAAGCTATTGATGCTATTGGAACGGAAGAGCAAGGAGCATTCAAAAAAACAAAAGCTACTGCAAAGCATAAAGAGCCTGCGGATAGCGCGGTTGATCCAGACCTCGACGAAATCTAATTTATGGCAGACACAAACGACACAGCAGACGTAATCGCGGAACTGAAATCCAAACCTCAAGTCCCGATTAAAGGTAACACATCTGACTTCCTCAAGAAGTTCAGCAAACAACAAGCCGACGAAGGTAAGCCAAGTGCAACGAATGTTGGTGATCCTAACCTTGGAATAGCAAAATACAATGAAGAAGAACCGCCAGAAGAAGTGGAGAGAATTACCGAAGCTGAAATCACATCTGACCGAACAGGAAAAAAGAAAGGTTTCGTTGAGCGACAGATCGAAGAGAACCGAAAGCTCAAAGAAGAGTTGGAAAAATACAAGAAAGATGAAATCCCCAAGTTTGAAACAAAAATCCAAGAACTTGAGCGATTGGTATCCGAGTCAAAATCGACGGCAGAAACCAACCACTACCAAGAGCAACTCAACAAAGCCAACCAAGAGAAGCTGGAAGTTGAGCAACAACTATCAGAGCAAATCAAGGAACTCCGAGGTAAACTGGACTTCCATGACATTACAAGTAATCCAGACTTCAAAAAGAATTACCTCGATCCTATCAAAAGCACCTACGATACTGCGAGACAGTTGTTATCGAATGATCCAACGCTTCTTTCAACCTTCTCTCGTGCTGTCAATGCAAATGCCTCCATCTTCAATGCGGCATCCGAAGAGGATCGTCGAGCGGCGGAAGCCGACCGCGACCAAGCGTTCGAGGAAATCACGAACTCGCTTTCGCAATTCAAGCAGTATCAATTCGCAGAGCAAGTCAACAGCTTCATCAAAGCAACTCAAAACCACCATTCAGCCCTCGTCAACTTTGAGGAAACCAAGCAGAACATCCTTCAAACAGCAAAACAACGGGAGCAAGAAGGTAGGAACAAGTATCTGAATCAGTGGCGTGAAGGCTACAAGAATACTCAGCAGGAGATTGATCGGGCTACTGAAATCCCAGATACGATTGCTGATTACATGAAGGAGAAGGGAATCAAGTATGACATCTCCCGTGACGAGGCTATTGCTCTGGCAGCTACACAGCAGACCAACGAGCAGGCATCAGTTGAAGACATGAACCGACTGATCCACCAAGGCCGCGCCTATCAGAAGATTCAAGCACAACTGAAAGCATACCAAGAGATGGTAAAAGAAAAAGATGAGTATATCGCGCAACTGAAAGGTTCGTCGCGCATCTCGTCATCATCAAGTGCATCGGATTCCCAGAAACCAAGAATGAGCATTACGGAAGGACTGGCTGCTAAACTTGCGAAATTCTCGCCGCAAGCACGAACAGCATAAGCCTTACATTCTGAAAGTCTGGTCATAGACGGGGGAGGTAGTTAGCGTTCTACCTCCCCCAATTTTTTTTTAAAAAAACTCTTGACATAGTAAATAGGTGATTGCAATGTCCCTCGCAACGGGATAGACGAAATTATCGGAAACGATAAAATTAGTGCGTGGGCGAACCCGGCCTTGGAGTTATAGGTCTCCAATTAAAAACTATTCCGGACTGGTCTTGCAAAAGACACCGAGGGTTGAACTCCGGCTCGAAAACAACAAGCATTCGCTTGGGGCTTTCGAGCCTTTTGCGTTTGCGAACCAAACTAAAACCAAAACCAAAAATCAAACTCAAACAAACTAAATATTATGGCATCAGATCAGCTATATTTCAATTCGTGTGCTGAGATTGACAGTTTCTTCCGCGAGGGCCGCGAGTATTTCAACGACCTCTATGTGAAGAAGCTCGTCACCAACTCTGCATA